AGCCATGCGCCCAAAGTCAGTCAACCCGGAGTTGTAAGCCTCCAGACCGTTCCGGGCCGCAGCGATGACCTGCTGGAACAAGATGCCGGTGCCGGTGAAACCGCTGGCCGACTGGATAATGTCAGCCAAGGTGCCCCTCTGTCGCTCATCTTTCAAGACGTCCAGCAGGCGCCACGCATCCGAGTCAATCGGATGGGGCTCGTACCGCTGGGCAGTCTCACCGATGCGGAGAGGTATTTTCGAGTTCATTCCCTCCTGGAACTTGGGTAGCTCGCCGGTCGTGGTGTTAAACACCCACTGGCCGAACGTGCCGATGCTGAAATGCTGTAGCGCAGTGGCAACCAACTCGTTGTACTGCGGTAGGTTCTCCTCAACGGTACTCAGCAGGCCACGGCCCGATTCCGCAATCCAGCCGGCCGGGTCGTTCCAGGACGGAGCAGCCAGGCCAAGCTGTGCAGCACGTAGCCGCATCGAAGCGTCTACACGTACCACCGCGGGGGGCTTGGACCTAATCGGGATGCCATTGACAGCGACGCCCACGATAGGCAGCGCATCTGGGCTCAGCCCGTGCTCCTTCGGCTCGATGAGCCACACAGACTTGCCTTTCGAAATAGACGGAGTGTCTGTAGAGCCGCCCACGTCAGTAAGGCTGTACGAAACCAGTGTCCCCGTGATACCCTTGCGTCCCGGCCGGTCGTTGGACCAATACTCGGCCTTGATACAGGGAGCGTTCTCGTCCAGCTTCTGCAGGTCCTCTGTGTCCGCAAAGACCTGTGGATAGAAGTTCTTGAGGTCGGCCAGGGACGTGTACTTCTCAGCAAGGAAGTCCGACAGGCCGAAGCCATCGTAAGTGGGGTAGACCTGCCTCGGGTCGTACATCTCGGCAACAAGGGGGCTCGGCCAGCCCATCTCCGTAGCCCAACTGGTGACATGGAACTTGCCCCATATCCAGCCACGCATCAGAGCGAACCATGCGGCCTGCTTCCACAAGCGCATTTCGCCACGGAGTAGGAACTGCTCGTCGATGTCATCAACGATGCCAGCCAGCGCCCGTTCAATCTTCCCAATAGCTTCACGCTCATCCGGCTGTATCTGCCCGGCAGGAGTGTCGATGCGCCAGAAGGCATCGTTCGTAGTGAGGATAGAGACCGCCTTGTCAATAGCAACGCGGGGGTCATTAGAGATGAAGCGCCGGAACCCAAGGGGCTTCGACTGCTGTAAAAGGTCCAGGAGAAGGTACATGTTCAGTCAGAGGTCCATGCGGTCGTGCAGCGGCTTCCAGAACCGTTGCCCCAGCGTGAGCTTCTGCTGAATCATCGCTGCCGTAGCTACAAGGTCAATCGGTTCGATAGCCGGTTGTTTAGTCTTTGGCATTATGTAACCTTTGGTGCTCAGTAAGGGACATCGGTTTGAGATTCTCTAACCGATTGTCGGTCCGGTCTCCATTGATATGATGAACAAGGGAACCATCAGGTAAGGGACCATTCGCTGCTTCGTAGACTAGGCGGTGCTCATACTTCCAGGCCCGAGGAGTCGCTACCTTTACAAGAACGTATCCTCGTACGTTTGTAGTACGAGTTCCAATAGGAAGTTGTGGAGCGTACCGATTGCCAAGCATATTGACCCTTCTCTTCGCACGAAGTCCGGGCGAACAAGGCTTGCGGGGATAAACGCCCTTAGGCATAATCCTCCTCTTCTCCATCATATACCAACTGCGCCATCTTGTCTACACCATCCAGTTCTGGTGCTGTTCCGCTACCGACTCGTCATCGCCCCGTAGCGAAATAGGTGACCGCTTCGGAGTATAGGGCGCGATTGCCAGGAGCCCTGCGAGAACCATAACCATGTCGTCATGTGCCCCTTGTCTTGCCTGCGCCTTCCACTGCTGCCCGGCCTTCTGCCAGGTGAACGCTCCCATCTCCATGAGCGACACCTGGTCGTGAAAGATGAGGGTGTGGCCGAAGAACGCGGCCCTTAACCCACCCAGCATTTTGTCCCGATTGTCGTGAGTGGTGTACCACCCACAAGACGGTTTGGTGGGCTCGTTGATAATATCGTAGTAAAGGTTGGGGTAGCGGAGGTCGTTCAGCGCCACGGACAGAGCGGACAGTCCGTATGAGTTCCTCTCGATGCCCAGGTAGGCGTTGTTGTAGTAGTTGGCGACCGCACAGGCCATCGCCCCTGACCTCTCAGGTGTAGTCCGTACACGCAGCGTTGCTACAATGTGGGTCGTCGCCGGGTCCAGCACCCCTATGGCCGAGTAGTCCTCAGACTGCCCCGTAGCCGTATCGAGCCACACCACGTAGTTCTTACCCGGAACCGGCGCCTCCCAGATGTTCAGATAGGCGCCGCGGAACTCCACCACATCCTTATTATAGGTAAGGGAGGGCAGGACCAGGGCTGGGCTGTGAATCATCTCGGTGCGGTAGTAGTTGATGTGGTCGAACTCGGAATCAGCGAAATAGCACTCGCCGGCAGCCAGGAAGCAGTCGTTGAGGTTCTCCGGGTACTCCTGCTCGAACAGCGCCCCGGTTTTCAGCAGCGAGGCCCTCTGTATGCGCCGCCAGAGAATCTGCCCCGGACTGAGCCCGTGGTCAGCCATTAGCCGGCGCTCCAGGTCGGTCGGCGTGAAGTCCCGGAGCATAGCGTCGATGTCATACAGCCCGGACTCCCGGTAGGCGTCGATATGGTAGGTCTTCTCGTGCCACCACTCGTACAGATGGGCAGACCACTCAGACAGTGGGTCGAACAGCCGAGAGCCCATAACGTAGTCGTAGAACAGGCCCTCAGCGCCGTTTGGCGTGGATTCGATGTCAAACCAGCCATACGGGGGTGGAGGGCAGGCCGGCAGCAAACCACCGATGATAAGCCGGTCCTGACCGGCCGGCCAGTGAGCTACCTCGCTGGCGTGGACAATATGCGCGGTCTGCACCCCACGTTTTCCAGCTTTCTGCTGTGCCGAGGCCCAGATGAAGCGATTGTGCATCCGGTGCCCGATAACAAGCTCGTAGTCGTTGTCGGTGATGAAATCGAACGGCATGTTCGCGTTTGCCAGGTCTACAAGATGATGCTTGATGCGGGCGCGGAACATCTGCGTCATTTCATCGGTCTGAGTCACCGTAACGCAGTTAAGGCCAAACTGAGTCGTCATCCGGCGCACATTGCGCGCCATGATGTCTGAAGAGGCCCTAGTCTGCCGTCCCTTGACCGTAACGTCCCTCCCGGTGTGATACGTCTGCATGAGCTTCTGCTGGTCCGTCAGTCGGAACTCAACAGTGCGCCCGAACTCGTTAGGGATGGTCAGGAACGTCTCTATCCACTCCTGCTCGTATGCAGGGTCGAATAGAAGGGTCTGAACGTCAACTTCAGCCACTTTTCCGTGCTCCAGTACCGCCTTGCTTGAAAATAAACGGCGTCGAATGGAAAATCCGACGCATGATACCCTTACAATCCGGGCAGGGGGCCTCTACCGAGTGAAAACTGTCCTGATAGACGTCAACATCGGTCCTACAGGCGTCGCAGTGGTAGGTGTAGACAGGCATGGGCTACTTTTTGGTCTTTGTGGGCTTCCCGCCGCCGGCAATGAGGCCAAAATAGTGCTTCTGCTTCGTCGTGAGGGCCTTTCCGTTCGCCTTGCCCTCTTTGAGCATGGTTTTCGCCTTCTCGGGCGTCAGTTTATGACTTTTCGGCATGTCTCTTACCCCCTAATGAGCACATAGAGAGATATGAGAAGTGCCACGGCACCGAAAACAGCGCCGAAGCACGTCCCCACAGTATTCCAGAAGACCATTCCGGGAGTCCAAGCGGCCCTGTGGTCGCCGTCGTCCATTGTTCTTGACCTCCCTGTAGGTTACGGGCGGGCTTTTGGAGAGGGGAGGACCCGCCCACAGAACATTGTCTACCCACTTGAGCCGGCTTGTCAATAGGGCTAAGGAAATTAGCCGTTTTGATAGTGACGGATTTCACACTAGATACCGAAAAGAATTGCTAACTTAGGTTCCAGGGGGGGAATAGTACCTAGATAATACATAGTTACAGCTTCCCACCATGCTCCTTTAGCTCCCGAGCGTAGTTGCGCCGGAACTCTCCGGTCCGCCGGCCGTGGGACCGCCACTTGCGCCGCAGCTTTTCCTGGTGCCCGTACTTCCAGGAGTTGTAGCACTGGAGCGAGCAATACTTGACGTGGTAGCGCTCCTTCCGGTCCGGCCGGTGGACGTAGCAGATGTACTGGTGGCCGTCCATCAGCGTCCAGTAGTGATAGCGGTCGCACCCCGGAGGTCCGCTGGGAGCGTCCTTTGGCTTGGGTACGCAGGGCGCGAACTTCTGGAACCAGTCCCCGTGGGCGCCGCAGACGATGCACCTCTTTAGTGGTATCATCCCGAGCCGGCTGTTCTCCCTGTGTGGCCTGGCGTTCCTACACGCCATCTTCCGGCAGCAAACCGGCCCACAGTGGAACGGACATGTAGACGCTACGAAATCTCTGTCACAGCCCTCACAGTGTTCAACATTCATAGTATCCTCCCTAACTAACGTATTCGCGGCTATTATTCCCCCCCTCATTTCTATCATATCATATCCTGGACCGGAATGTCAAATTGTATATTATGCCGCGAGTGGTCATACCCAACCAAAACCAAAGCCACACACATAACGACGCCCGTGAAGAAGAACAAGCCCATGCCCTAAAACTCGGGCCCGCGCCGGCGCCGCGCGCATGATGCGCATACGAATGTCGCGTGCGGACAGTCCCCTGCCATGCGAGCACCAGTCCAGCACCGACCGGGCGGCGTCCGGCCTCTCGCGCGCGCGCGTTCATCCGTCTTATCTTCTGCCCGCATGCCCTGGACTAGAACGCATGTGCTACTCCAGGCGTTCGGAGGTCGGCCTCCGCATGCGCGCCGAGATTCCCTTGAAAAAAGATTGCGCTAACCCCTACTGATACTGTAACATGTGGCCGACACTTACGTTAGAAGATATGTACACAATCGAATAAGGCTTCCCACAATCGAATACGGCACTCTTTACAATCGAATACGGAATCAGACATGGCATGCGCCAGCCCGATAGGACGACTACGCGACCGACGCGATGAAACACTCGCAGTAGCGCGTAGAAGAGCCTTTTGAGACAGTAAGGGGTTCGGTAACAATTCGTGATTCCCTCTATCATCTGCCACCATGACGGCATGGTAGCGGATAGTGGAGGGAATACAGATGACTGAGGAACGTGCATTCAGTATCATTGATGACGGAACGCTCGACACCGTTATCGTCTGCAATTCATGTCATGCCGGGCTTAGATACAACTTTAACACGGAAGGATGGCCTCAAGATTGTGCTCGTAAGGGCAGCGACGACTACAACGACTTTGTTAAGTATATGTTGAAGGACGCCGCCGAGACACATAAGTGCACGGAAAGCACATGGAAGGGTATCGACCCGGATGAGCCCAAGGATAGCCGGGCAAAGTATTCGTGCTATCAGCGTGGCGAGTGTTCCGATTGCCAATGGTGGAACACAGAGTGTCGGAACACATCCGAGACCCGGTCACATAGCGCGGCGCTATCATCGCGTGGCACATATAGCACGGGTGCTGGTTCGCACGTCCCATATCGCGCGACATTCGCGAACGGTATCAAGTTGGTGCAATCGGACACTGGTGTAAGAGTCACCAGCCCGACTGCGGCCGACTTCGAAATCCGTATCTACGCGCGCGACGACGACGACGCAGAACGATTCGCAGAGCACTATGCTAGGGATTACGTAACCCCATTAGTCGCCCTAGCGCGCATCCAGTAGTTATGTCAAGTACCAGATACGGCGCTAGGTACGGGCGCATGGTATCGGATGTAGCTATATGGGACGACGCCTAGATATTACGGTATCTAGGCGCTATCCCATATCTCGCAAGGGAAGGAGGTACGGCATGAACGAATCATCGGTTCAGCTTGGGTTCGATGGCAGCGTGAAGCTCACAGGCGCCGACGACGACGCGCTGGATACGGTCGTGAATCTCTCAAGGGAGAAGTACGAGTCGCTCGCTTGCGCGATTGACCCGTCCGCCGATGGCGGCGATGCCGTCTATTGGCGCATCGTGTTCGCCCTGCTATCCGTACACTCGCCGATACATGCCACATTCAACGCGTATCGGAACCTTCGCATCTGGAGTGTTCGGTACGGCCGTAAGCCTGGGTTCCACAAGAGTATCGAGCGTATCTTGCGCGCCAGCACTGCGGATGACGGCGCAATCATGTATGCACCGACGAAAGCCTACTACATCGCCGACTTCACGCGTGCGTGGCAACTCGATTCCAGCCCGTACACTCGCAATGGCGATAGCGACAATGAATGGCGCTTGCGCTTATGGCGCAACACTCGCGGGCTTGGGATTGCGAAAGCATCGTTCGCCGTGGCGCTGTGCAATCCGCTCACTAGCGACGTATGCTGCATTGACACTCACATATTCGCGCTGTTTACGGGCGCACCTGCCCGTAAGGGCATCAAGCCCGCCGTCTATCTCGCAATCGAGGATGTAATCCGCCGCCTAGCAGTCAAGCACGGGCTAGGAACGTTTTTGGTGCAGTGGATTCTATGGGATGCCAAACGTGGTATCTCAGAGTCACACTCGGCATTAGCAGCGTAAAGGAGCTAATCATGGCAGATGGTAAAGCATGGGCGCGTAACTGTCGGCGCTTCCACGCAATCGAAGCCGCCGACCGGACACTAGCCGGAGTCTCGAAAATCGAAGACGATGCGCGCTTGCGCTACATCGCGGCGCATGAGCGCGTGGTAGCCGGGCGCGCGCTATGGTCGGCGGCGGTCGTCCTCCGCGCATGGGCATCAGAGGAGGCCGCACGTGTACGGTTCGCTTACGACCATCCAGGGCTCGGCGGTCGTCCCTACTCGGACGATTACACCGATGAGGAGCTTGGCATACAGTAGCTCGTAGAGGAGGGAATCCCTCCCTCCTCCTGGCGCTATCACGGGATAGCATCGGGAAGTAGGAGGGATTGAATCATGTCCGATAGAGTCTTAGTGGAGCATATCCCATCATGCGATATGTGCAAGCGCAAGGCTTACGCCGATGCTCGCATCCCTGATGGGCCGTGGGCGAACCTGTGCAACACGCACTTCACCATGTATGGGTGCAGTCTCGGCACGGGTAGGGGCCAAGTATTTGAAGTCGGCAATGCAGACTTCCAGGCGCGCGCCGACGACGCCGAAGAAGGCGCATCAGCGCTACTTGGCAAGTCGGGGGCTGCTGAGATTCGCGCGCTATACGGCGATGACACCGATGGCTTCATTGCCGACATGGAAGACTTCGGGCTGGCATAGCTCGCATGGGGAGGATTCCTCCTCCTCGTCCTGGTCGTCAAGGTGGCGGTCGGGAGTAGTAGGAGGAATTGAACATGGCAGCGACTATTGCTGAAGCGACCGGCCACGACCGGCAACGTGCGAAGTACACCCATCGGCTAGGCTCAGAATCGGCGGAGGTCTGCGCGGCCACCTATCACACATTCGTCCGCGCCTGTGTCACCAAGGATGGAAGTGGCTGGGTCGAGGTGAAGCAGAACGGCAACATCATCCACTCGTTCCGCATCGAGGCGGAATAGGGGGACTCCTCCCCCTAGTCCTGGTATCGAACGGTTCGATATTGGGAGAAGTGGGAGGATGATATGCCGAAGAAGGGCACATTCAAGTGCCGATGCTGCGGCCAATTCGAGGACGCCGACCGTAAGGGCTGGCCGGATGGTGGCAGCATCGACCCCGATGCAGGGCCGCTTTGCGAGACCTGTTACTCGGAAGACGAAGAAGTGTTCACGATTCACTTCTTCATGCCGGATGGCGCAGAGGAGAAGTGGGGCATCGGGCACTACAGAGCGACCGTGTACGTCAAGGACGACAACGGCACGGGCATCCAGTGGTGGAGCGACGAGTCCCTATACGACGCGCAAGGCTGGCGCATCGGCTGGAAACGGACGGACGCATGGCGTGGCTACTACGACGAGACTGCACCGGATGGCTACACCAAGCTGGGCGAGGATGCAGCGTATGGTGACCATGCGTCAG